AGTGTAGCTTTTTCAGCGCAAAGGTGTACTTTGCCCGGCATTCTTCCGGCGACGGTGAGGCCTGCGAAGGCCTGTAATTCCGGCCACGACAGTCGTCGTAGGTCGCCGAATGCCAGCGCAATCATCGCCATCTACCACCAGGGGACGCCCGAGCAAGGATGAACGCGCCGAGGCGGTGCCGGACCGCAAGGGCGAAAAGCCGGCGGGCGCGCGCTGATGGAAGCGCTGGTCTACCGCTCGGCGAAACAATCCGAATCCGATCCCTTTGAATATGTGCTGTCCGACGAGACGGTCGACCGCTATGGCGAAGTGATCGAGGCCGCCGGCTGGGATCTCTCCGAGTTCAAGGCCGACCGCAATCCGATTGCGCTTTTCAACCACAACAAAGACGCCATCATCGGCCGCTGGGAAAAAGTCCGCGTCGAGGCGAAGCGGCTGGTCGGCCGCCTGGTGCTGGCCGAGGAAGGCACCAGCGCTGTCGTCGACGAGGTCCGCAAGCACTGGCGTCAGGGCAATCTTCGCGCCGTCTCGGTGGGTTTCCAGCCGATTGAGAAAAAGCCGATCAACAGCAAGGCCGACGAATATTTCGGGCCGTTCCGCTATTTGCGCCAGCAGCTCGTCGAGTGTTCGCTGGTCGCCGTTCCCGCCAATCCGAACGCTCTGCAGTTGAGCCGATCGTTCGCGCTCCCCGCCGACGTCCGCCGCCAGATCTTCGGCAAGCTCGCCAAAGAGGATCCGGCCGCCCGTTCGTGGATCACCGGCAAGCTCGCCAGGCCTCTCCCGATCGGGACGAAGTCAATGAAACTCTCAGAGAAAATCACTACCGCGCAGGCCGAGATCAACCGCATGCGCGACGCACTTACCGCACTCAACGAAAAGGACATCCAGACAGCCGACGAGCAGACGCAGGCCGACGACCTGGCCGAGCGGATCCCGGAGGCAATCGCCGACCTCGAGCGGCTGCAGGCGCGTGAGCGTGCGCTGACAATCGTGGTCGAGCGTGGCGCCGAGCCGCCGGCGGCCGGCGGTAGCGGCCAGCGACCGTTTGCGGCGCCGGCAAAGAAGGTCGCGCCGGCCGACTATCTGATCCGCACCGCCGTCGTGAGCTTCCTGGCGCACATCTCTCACAAGTCGATCGACCAGGTTCTAGGCGAGCGTTACCCCGACGAGATCACCGGCATGGTTGTCCGTACCGCGGTCAATCCGGCAACGACGGTGTTCCCGACCTGGGCAGCCGAGCTGGTCGAGACGGCTATCGCCGACTTCATGGGCCTGCTGATGCCGCTGTCGCTGTACCAGCCGCTGGCTGCCCGCGGCTCGCGCTTCACGTTCGACCGCTTTGGCGCCATCAAGATTCCGTCTCGCTCGGCGACGCCGACGATCGCCGGATCGTTCATCGGTGAAGGCGCGCCGATTCCGGTGCGCCGCGCCGGCCAGACTTCGGTCACGCTGACGCCGAAAAAGATGGGCGTCATCTCGACGTTCACGCGTGAGCTGGCGCAGCACTCGACGCCTTCGATCGAGAAGGTGATCCGGGATGCCATGGCTGAAGATACGGCGGTGGCGATCGATACGATCCTGATCGACACCAACGCGGCCACGACTATCCGTCCGGCCGGCCTGCGCAGCGGCGTGGCGGGCCTGACGCCTTCGGCGCTGGCGCCCAACCTGGCAATGGTCGCCGATCTGAAGGCATTGATAGGGGCAATCACTGCCGTCAACGGCGGCCGCGACGTCGTCGTCATGATCAATCCGGCGCAAGGCCTGGCGTTGAGTTTCGTCCAGACCTCGACTGGTGACTTCATGTTCTCCGGCGTCAACGAGGCCGGCCAGCGGCTCGGCGTGACGTTCATCCAGTCGACCACGATCCCGGCCGCGATGGTGATTGCGGTCGATGCCGCCGACTTCGCCTCGGCGACCGGCGACACGCCTGAGTTCGACGTGTCCGACCAGGCAACGATCCACGAGGAAGACACGACGCCGCTGCCGATCGCCACCGGTGCGCAGGGTTCTGGCGTCCTGGCGACGCCGACCAGGTCGCTGTGGCAGACGGCATCGCTCGGCGTGCGCATGCTGCTCGACATCAACTGGGCCATGCGGCGCACCGGCATGGTTGCCTGGATGTCGCCTGTCGTCTGGTAGGGGACGCGACCGAGATCCCGGCGGGCAATTGTCCGCCGGGCCAATCCTGGAGGAACGGAAATGGCGAAAAAGGCCAAGACGAGCGCAGGCGAAAGCAAGGGCGCTTCCGGCGATCACAGGCTTTACGTGATCATCGGGCCATATCGCGGCCAGACTATTTACGCCGGCGAGGACTTTGACCAATGCATCGCCGAAGGCTGGGCCGTCGAGACGTCCAGCGACCAGCCGACCGACGAGATCCCGGATCTCGACACGAAGATCGCCGCGGCGCATGCGATGGCGGCGAAGTGGGCCGAAGTCGGCGGACCTGTGATCGTGCCGGTCGAGCCGCCGGAACCACCGGCGCCGGTGACGCTGACCAGCATCGATCCGACAACGGCCGTGTTGAACGATCCAGACGTGACGCTGCATTGCTACGGCAGCGGCTTCACGACCAGCTCGACGATCTATTTCGCCGACCAGCCGGAACCGATCACATTCGTCTCGGCCGAGGAAGTCACGACGATCGTCAAGCCGTCGCTGCCGTGGGGCGCCGTCACTGTCCCGGTTAGCGTCGACGATTCCGCACCGCTCGATTTCACCTTCACGGAAACAGCCGCGGCTCGCACCAGCAGGAGACGATAGGCGCATGGGCGCGATTGATATCGCGCGGCGGATCCTTCGCCCATTCCAGCGCGCCGCCGAGGGCGAATATCGGCCAGGTCCGTACATAGTCACCAATCCGGATGGCTGGCTGCCCGACGCATGGGGCAAATATTGGAATTACTGGCAGATGGGCCTCGATCCGATCGGCGGCGGCACGTCCGCCGTCGTGCAGGCCTGCGTCGCCGCCTACGCGCAAACCATCGCCATGTGTCCGGGGGATCATTGGCGGCTGCGCGAGGACGGCGGCCGCGACCGGGTGACGAACTCGGCACTGTCGCGGATCCTGCGCCGCCCGAACGACTATCAGTCACGCTCGGATTTTATCCTGAATTTAGCGCGTGATCTCTACCTTCACGGCAACACCTATGCGCTGGCGACGCGCAACGACCGCTTCGAAGTGTCTGCGCTGCATCCGATGGACCCGAAGCAATCGACGCCGCTGATTGGTCCAAACGGCGACGTCTACTACCAACTCGCCGGCAACAACGTGATCGATCGGACGGGATCGCCGTTCCGCACGCCGCGCGGCATCATTGCACCAGCACGTGAAGTGCTTCACGTCAAACTTGAACCGAAGGCGGCCGAGCCGCTGGTCGGAATCCCGCCGCTCAGACATGCGGCGGCGTCGATCGCCGCGCAGAACGCCATCGGCTCGCAGCTGATCAACGTGTTCGGCAACATGAACCGGCCGGCCGGCGTGATCGAGTCCGAGGTCGTTTTGACCGGCACGCAGAACGCGGATTTCCGCACGCGCTTCAAAGAGGCCTGGGGCGGCGTAAATGATCTCGGCGGCGGCGGGCCGCCGATCCTGCCGCCCGGAATGAAGTTCAAAGGCATCTCGATGACTGCCAAGGATAGCGAGCTGGCAGCCGCGGCGAAGCTTACGCAGGACGATATTTTCATGGTCTTCGGCGTGCCGCCGGCGATCCTCGGCATGACCGACAAAGGCTCGTTCGCCTCGACCGAGGCGCTGATGCAGTTCTGGCTGGCGCGCGGCCTGGGCTTTGCAATCAATCACATCGAGGTGGCGATCGATCATTTCTTCGGCCTGCGCGGCTGGCCGGACGAATACACTGAGCTCGACACGCATGCGCTGCTGCGCGTCGCCTACAAGGAACGGATCGAGGGCCTGGCGCGCGGCGTCCAGACGGCGATCTACACGCCGAACGAAGCGCGCCGCGCCGAGGATCTGCCGGACAAGACGGGCGGCAACGAGCCGCGAGTCCAGCAGCAGCAAGTGCCTTTGGATTGGGGCGGGTTCGAAATGCAGCCGACACCGCCTCAGCAACCGGCGGCGCCCGGGGATCCTCCTCCCGCCCCGACGCCGCCGGATGACGGCGAGGCCAATTTCGCAGCCGAGGAAAGAAGCCTGGTCCTGGCGTTCGATAGAGGGGATCACCATGTCGATCGAACAGCGGCTTGAAGATCTCGCCTTCGGCATGGGCCAGCGCTTTGCGGCATTGCGCAAACAGGTCGATGATACCGTCGCGTTGGCGATCGCCGAGCTGCGACTAACCAAGGTCGAGCGCGGCGAGAAAGGTGATCCCGGTGAAAAAGGCGAAAAAGGCGAAACGGGTGTCGGTGAAAAAGGCGACAAAGGAGATCCCGGCGACCGAGGGGAGCGAGGCGATCCCGGACCAAAAGCATCGTTCGATGCTCCCGCTGCCTGGATCGAAGGGGTACATTACCAGGGCGAGCTGACGTTTCTCGACGGCTCGACCTGGTGCGCGCGCTGCGATACCGCACAGCGGCCGCCGCATGACGACTGGGCGCCGGTGGCGCTGGCCGGCCTCGATGGCCGGACCGGCGACGCGCGCGGCCTGTACGACCCGTCTGTGGCCTATTCCAAGCTCGACCGTGTCAGCCTCGACGGATCTGAATGGATCGCCAAGTGCGATGATCCCGGTCTGCTGCCAGGCGATGGATGGATGCTTGCGGCCAGGGCCGGATCGAGGGGCAAGCCTGGTGAACGCGGGCCGAAGGGCGAGCGGGGCGAGCGCGGCATCGGCGTCGAGCAAGTCACCGCCGACGGCTATGCGCTGGTGTTGGCACTGTCGGATGGCAAGACGCTCAAGCTCGATCTGCGCGGCATGTTCGAGCGCTCTGACCAGGAGCGCGGCGGATGAGCTGGGGGTTCACAACGATCGATCGCGCGGCGCTGCCCGAGGAGCTGTTGCCGCTGGTCAAGTCGCATTGCCGCGTGACTTTCACCGACGACGACACGCTGATCACGACCCACACCATGATCGCCATTTCCTACTGCGAAAAATTCTGGGAGTTGCAGCTCTTCGGCGGCGAGGTGTCCTGGTCGCCGGCCTTGTCGATCGGCGCCTCGCGTTATCGATGCCCGGTGCAGCCGGTGAGCGATTTTTCGATCACGTCCGGCGGCGTCGACGTCAAAGCCGATTACCGGCTGGAAGGCGGTGCGCTGACCGAGCCGGTCTGGCTGGCGAGGATCGACGGCACAGCATTCCATGCCGATGCTGTGATCGGGCTGACAGTCGGCTATGCGGCGATCGCCGAGGTCGATCCGGCGGCGCTCGGCGGCATCCTGCGCGTCTCGGCGACGCTCTACGAGAACCGCGAGTCCGTCGCCGCCTATCCGCTCGAGCAGGTGCCTTCCTGGCTCGGCGATATGATGGGCGGCCTATGGGTGCCGCGCGCGTGAGGCCGATCACGCTTCCCGGCGTCTTTCCCGTCGCCGACGAACAGCCTGGCGAGATCGTCGGGCTGCGCGATTCCTCGATCGTCACGCTGGCCGCGCACGGTCTGCTAGACGCCGACCAGGTGGCAGCTGCCTGGCACTTCCGAAAGGCCTGGGAAGACTTCGCCGAGCTCGAGCGGCCGGTGCTTCGGTTCGAGCGGATCGACCATACGGGCGACGGCCTGGCCAGGATCGAGCGGCAGCACAATGCGCGGCGCGAGATGAAGCGCTGCCGCCGGCTGCTCGGCCAGCACGGGTTTTTCCTGGTGAGCAAGATCTGCGGCGAGGGCTGGCACATCCGCGATCTCTGCTCGACGCGGCGCGAGCGCGATACGGCTGCCGACGTGCTGCGGATCCACCTGGCCAGCCTCGCCGCCATGTGGCGTTGACGCGCGCACGTCCGTGGCGCAATATTCGCACGGTGATGAGTACGCCGCTGGTCCTTAGCTGGGCCGGCGGCGTTTTCTTTTGCGGAGACGGCCGCCATGCCGAACAAATTCGGCGCAGGCCAGATGATCGAGCTGGTCGCGTTCGACAAGCGCGCGATGGTCGACGACGGCTATGGCAACATCGTCGCCGGCGACTGGCAGGAACAGTTCCGCCACCGCT